AGCTAGTTATGCGCCTCGGGATGCTGTTCCAGGTAGGCCTGCCAGACATGAGCCTGGAGCCTGCCACGCTGGCCTACGGGTATTCCTACCTTGCGGGCCCATGCCCGTACATCCTTCTCGGTTGCAATCATGCGGGCTCGCCTCCTGTGAACGCTTCGACTGTGGTCGATTCCTGCATCTTCTCGATAACGTCTGACGCTTGCTTTTTTGTCAGATCGTCGAGGCTGGTGACGGTAGCATGATTGGCGGCCATTAGGCAGGCATTGACGAGGCCCAGGAATTCTTCCTTTGTGGTAACGCCGAGATCCTTGGCAGTTCCTCGGATCTTGCCTTTCTGTGCAGCTGAGGCTTCACCGCTTCCGCCGTAGACCCTTGGCGCACCGGGCAGGTTGGGCACAGGCTGACCATTCGGGAAAGTCTCGACCACGGGTTGAGGCTTGTAGAACGGGTCATCATCTGGCGTGCCCTTGAGCCGTTCGGCCTTAGTCATCTCGGTCATCGAGGCTCGAAACTTCTCCTTTGAGTATCCAGCTGTCGCAAGTGCCCGGCCCAAGGCCGACGTCATGCAATTCTCAAGGGCTGAGGTGCGATTCACGGGAGAACCGCCGACGACTTCCTCGGCGTAGTCTGAGGCGATCATCACCCCCGCGACCCATACCTCGGCCCTGACGATGTACTGAAGCGGGCGGCCTGTATCATCCCGCTCGACATGCACTAGCTCGGTGAGCAGTCGGCCGTCGGCCTTGTGCTCTGCCCAGAATTTGTGAATGCGGGTGTCAACGGTTTCGTATTGGCTCAGATCAAATGCCACTGTTGGCCGCCCATACTTCGACGCAGCGCCAGGAGCAGAAATGTTGGGTGATGCCTGCTCGAGGTGTGAGGGTGAGAAATGCGCCCTCGTGCATCATGTCTCGACAATGGTTGCATTGGTAAACGATCATGCGAGGATTTCCCATTCTCTAAGGATTCGACCGTGGTTGCCTTTAATTATGGATGTGGTGAAGCCAGATGCCCGGATAAGGCCTTTTGAGGCCCACGAGTGCATGAGGGCGCCTATCTGGTTGGTTGATCCACAGGGTAGACCCACGTGCATTCTGAGGTCGTCGGCTGTGATTGTTTGCCCAGGCCCAAGGTTGCGCCTGTAATCGTTGGCGCGCTGGTGCCATTCTGCATCTTTGACGACGGCGGCTGTGGCTGCGGCTTTGGCGCCATAACCGTCCCCAGCAGCACACCAGCTGCAAATGCCGTTCCGGATAGGCCGACCACAAGTAGAGCAGTCATTAAGCGTTGTGGCGAATAAGGTTCCATCGTGCATCGTTTCCCCTTCGTGTTTGTTAAAGGCCTGGGGCCTCTAGCCAGCCGATAAGACCCATAAAGGCTAGGCCGACGGCTGTGGCGCCAATATAGAACAAGACTCTGACAAAGTACTGGAGCGACATTTCCCCTACTTTCCTGGTATGCAGGTCCAGCGGCCCCCGGCCCAATGCTTGGCGCCTGTCCACTTTCCCCGGTGATTTAGTGTTTCGACCATGGCCGCTATCTGGAGATTTCTGGGCCACTTGTGCATTTCGACGGTGCGTAGGTATGCGGCGAATTGGCGGGGCTTGGGGTGCCAAGTCTTAAGCCAGTCGAGCATCATCCATGTGGCCCCGTCGGTTAGGGCATCATTGAACTGGAACATTCCGAAATATCCGTGAGCGCGGTTTGTGCTCTTGGGGTTGCTGTGGCTTTCGCGCTCGGCAACGCAGTTGACGTAGGCCACTTGATCATGAGGGACGATATAGGTCGGACCTACAAGGAGGGCCGCAGCTGCCACGGCCGCGACGATCAACCTGCCTCGATGATCGTAACGGTAGACGATACGCGGGTGCGGATAACTGATTCCACACTGTCGCGGTTTACTCGCCTCTGGCCGCCGGGCGTCCTGTGTCCCTCGATGATGCCGAGGTCTAGGTAGCGTCCGACTGTATCCGTGGAGACGCCGAGGATCTTGGCGGCCTCTCCAGGTGTAATGATTTCGCTCATCGTTTCCCCTTTCGAGGTAGAACGTAGCAGGGTTTACGCGCTTTGCGCGGTTATTTCTTCGGCGTGTTTAGGATTGGCAGAGGAAAGGTCTGGGCATTATTTTCGCCCTTAGTGCTGAAAGATACGTGAATGTGCGTTCGATGCCCATAACCGCTTCCTCGCCATTCCCAAAAGGAATTGGAGTAAGTACCCGAGGCGATGCGGTCATTAAAGACCACATGCAAGATTCTGTTAGCTCCTGGTATGCCGGAAGCCGCGTAGGCCACAAGTTGATTGGCTAGCCGCTGTGCTGCGCCGGGGTCTTTGGGATCGAGGTCGGCGTCAATGTCGAGGGCGTGGACTATGCCCCGCGCATCCGGGTTGTGATGGCTGGCTCGGGCGGCATGTTCTCGATTGCCAATCACCCCGTCACTTCTACGGTCCCTCTTGGGCCAGCGGCGGTCGATTTGCTTGCGTAGCGTTGTGATGCCTGCGACTGGCCTCCAGGGCTTCATTAGTTCTCTCCCTCGATCTCAAACTCGATGCCGACGGCCACATCGTCGGGGTGCGGGCGGCTGTTGACTCCGTATCTGTAATCGTCACGATTGAGGGCATTGACGAGGACGTTGCAGGCTGCAGCTCCCAATGCCACCACGAGGGGGTGCACTTCGGAGGTGGCAAGCCATGAGCCCAAGGCTCCTAGGAGGGCTCCTAGAAGGCTCTTGACGACCGTACCTTCCCAAGTAACCGCTAGCCATTTACCCATGACTTACCACCTGTCCTAGAGCCTTGAGGCTAGTTCGTCGAGTTTCGCTGATATGTCGGCCAGGCTGGAGCCGCCGTTGCGGTAGCCGGGCTGAATGGTTTTCGTGTAGCGCTCGATTTCTTGCCGGACGACTGAACGAATGAGCCAGAATAGGCCAGCGAGGATTGCGGCGAGAATGGTTATCACGCCGACTGCTACGCCGACGACATCTGTCCACTGCATGGCCCAAACTAACGATTCTTGAGGCGCTCGAGCACGATTGCCCGGGCGCGTTGCGTCGAGCTAGTGGCCTTGGGCGCGGCCTTTTTGGCTGTGCGCTTCTTGGGCTCCTCGACGGGCTCTAGTGCCTCGATGATTTCCTCGGCCTGCTGATCGCTCATTTACCGATCCCTTCTATGACGATTTTTGGGCCAACTGGTGGAGCAAACTTGGACTTGTCGTATGTGTAGCCAATGCCGGCATATGGGCCTCGATCTTTTCCCTCGATGGGGTTACCGTTGTAACTTGTCTGCACCCATTCTCCAGACAACCCTGTTTCGTGGATAAAGTCGATTCCGCTTTTCTCGTCTGGGGCGCAGTCGTTTTCCACGCGGATAACTTCGACAACGATTCCATTTTCTATGCGTGCAAAATGAGCCATTTTTTATCCGATCAGAATAATGACGACGCCTGAGCCGCCTGAGCCGCCAGTAAAGTTTGCTGCGTCTGCGCTGTTTCGAGTACCGCCGCCGCCGCCGCCAAGATTTGCGGTGCCATTTAAGCCTGGGTTGGTAGTGCCTGCTACACCGTTGGCTCCGCCTCCTGCGCCGCCTGTGCCGCCTGTACTATTTCCTGATCCTCCGCCGCCGCCAGCGTAAGTGATGGACGAGCCGGTAATGCTTGACGCTAAACCAGCGCCGCCTGCTCCGCCAACGGTGCTTGATAGCACTCCTCCAGCGGCTGAGGCTCCACCTCCTCCAGATCCGCCTGTGTTGGCGCTTCCGGCTCCGCCCGCAAATCCATTACCAAAAATTGGCTGTCCGGGAGTAGTCGCGCTGAATCCGCCTCCGCCACCAGATGCACCGTCTTTGCCATAGCTGAGGACGTTTCCGCCGGAATATGCTCCTCCGCCACCGCCGCCCGTTGCGTAAGCAATCCCTGCGATTGAGGATTTGTTTCCGCTGTTGCCTGCATAAGTCAGGACAGATCCGCCGACAGTTGTACCAGCAGAACCTCCCGCGCCAACGGTGACGGCCACGGTTCCGGCGGAAAATTGGTAGGTGCCTGTTACGAAATCGCCTCCGCCGCCACCTCCGCCTGCGTAGGCACCACCTCCTCCTCCTGCTCCGATAAGCAGTACTTCGGCCGTACCCGCCGCCCCAATTGTTATGGAGCCAGTCCCTGTGAACTTGTAGCAGGTCTTTGAGCCAACAGTCGTGATGGTCGGTGACCCGGTAGTGCCTGTGACCGTTGCTTTGGCACTACCTCCAGCAAAAGGGAGCGACCACCAGACCGCGGCCGCGCTGTCGTAAGTGAGGGTTAAGCCTGAGTATTGGGCCGTGATGGAGGTTGTCGTACCCGTCACGGTGCCGCCGGTAAAGGTGACCGCGCCCGTGTTGACGCTGAAGACCTTGACCATCATGCCATTGACCAGGCTGGTCGAGGGAAGCGTGATGACGGTCGCGCTGGCCGAGTTCATGCAGATAGTGGTGCCCGCCAGAATGTCGGCCACGGTCACTGTATAACTGGCTGTCTTCTTTGACATCGAGCCCGAGGCCACGACATCGACTCGATTAGCTAGGGCCAGGGAGGCCGTGGGGTAGTTGGCTACGAGATCCGTCGAGGTGACGTAGGTCGTGCCTCCTGTAGTGGTTGCCATGCTGTGCCCTTCCTAGGCTGCTATGAGGTCGTCGGCGGTAACTACGTTGTACCAGATTAGGGTCGGATCTACGTTGCCCCATTGTAGCGTCGGGTCGACGTCTCCCCAGGTAACCGTCTGGTAGGAATATCTGGGGTCTGAGATGGATAGCGTGAGGATGTGCTGCCCTGGCGTATAGGTCTCGGACCAGCCTTCCACCAGGCCTAGGAATTGCTCAAACGGGGCAGGCTGAGGCAAGTCATTAACTAGGACGCTCGAACCCGAGATCAGCGCGAGAACCTGATCCCGCTCGGGGACCGTCAGCTGATCGACGTAAATCGAGATATTGCCCAGATTCCACAATGGGTAGGCCTGGGCTAGGAGGATCGCGTTTGCTCGGCTGGTCGCGTCGGCATTGGCCTTTAGGCCTGTGTCCAGGGTCAAGGCTCGGCGGCCGTAGGTGGCGATCGAGGTCGCGTCCGTGGCCTGGTGATATGAAGGCGGGTTCCCATGACTGACCGTGGCATCATTAATGATCGACACCTGGTTTTGTGTCCATGCTGGCGTGAAGATGACCCCATCACTGGGCAGGCTGGTTGCTGCTGTCGAAGTCGGGTAGGAATCCCAACTCGATTCGGCATCTGCCCAAGTGTTTAATTGGGCTGACCATGCGCCGGGGAAAGCGGTCGAGCCGCGATTGCCGTAGGACTCAAAGACGACGACGCCTGCGGGCGTGTCGAAGTAGGTGCCGCCTGACCATTCCGCGAGGGACTGAAGACCGTCTAAGCAGGTCTGTGGGACGGCGTTGCCTGCCGACACGGCGTAAAGTTCAAGCGTTTGTGTGCCGCCATTGAGAAAGGTCTCGCCAGAGTCGGTAAGGATTTCCTCGGCCCGAGCAAATACGGTCTCTGACGCGTAGCCTCCAGTCCCTGTAATCCTGGAACCTAGGTTCGAGAGGTTGCCTATACAGGTAATCGTTGTGATGGCGGTCGGCGGGGTCGAGGATAGGTGAGTGATGGCGAGGTCGGTTACTTCCCCGGTGAACCTGCGGAAGCCGTAGGTCGTGATGTCGACTACTGCGGTTAGGTCAATGTTTAGACCCTCGGCGCCTCGCAGTGAGATGACGGCGGTCGAGGCCTCGGGCTGCGACTTTATGTCATTGCGGGCGTGAGTAACCGACACCTGATATTCGACGTCGGCCAGGTCCAGGCTTACGCCCCCGATAATAATGTGAGTTACAGGGCTGGTCATTGCAGGACCACCTGCCCGGTACGGCCTAGCCGCTGATCCGAGTCGGCGATGGCCCGCTGGATGGCCTGCATGATGGCCGTACCGTTCATGAGCGGGTTTCCTGCAATCGCCTGTGCTTGGGCCATGCCTGCGCCCGAGGGCGCTGCGGTTCCGGCCATGATGCCGCTGGCGCCAGCCTGGGCGAATCCTGCAGCTGCGAGCGCATCGCGGATTTCCTTGACCATTGCCTCTGTCAGCGTTGCGCCCATCTTTCGGCCCATTTCGGCCAGTAGTGCGCTGGATTCGTCGAGTTCGGCCTGCATAGTCATGAGGTACCCAGCGGCTGATTGCACACCAGCGACCAGCATTGGGGGCACCATTTCGGCGGCTGTGGTTTCGGCCATGGACTGGACGTCGACGAGCTTTGACTGCATCGTCGGGATGAGGCCCTGGTCAATGATTTCTTTGGCCAGTTTGTTGCCTGCCTCGGGGCCGAGGGCGGCCACAGCATCACGGAGTTCCGGGCCGCCCTCGGAGTTGAGTTGCTTCAGGTAGTTGCCAAATAGGCCTGCCTGTTCGATTTGCTTATTAAAGCCGTCGAGGAGGCTTTGCCCGGTGCGCTTGCCTTCCTCGTCAAATTGCTGGATCTTGCCAAGGTCAATGCCCGAAAGAATGTTCCCAGCCATTGAGTCAATCCAGGAGTTCATGTCGTCGCGGGCAGACTGCAGCGCCTTTCCAGCGTCGCCGACCTTGCTCGTGAGTTCCTTAACTAAATCAATTTGGGCACGTAGGCGGGGGTTCATTTTCTCAATGGCTCCGGAAAGGCCACCGCGGCCAGTTGAGCCTTCACCTGCTGCGGCCTCGGCTGCTTGCTTCATGCGGTCGCGCATTCGGGCGATGGCGTTATTCATGGCGTTCATGCCGTTATAGGCGGCGGTAGGTGTTCCGCCAGTCTCGGCACCACCAAAAGCAAAGACGGCCCGAGTGGCAGCTGCAGCGCCATAGGCCGCGTATTGGATGTACTCGAATTCCTTGCCTAATGCGCGGGCTTCCTTCACCGCTTGATCAAAGGCATCGCCGGTAGCAAATAGGATTTTTAGACCTGCCGCCCAGTTACCGCTTCCGATTGCGTCACCGACTTCGAGCAGGGCATCGGCGGTAAAAACTGCATTCTGGCCAAATTCTCCGACTGCTGTACCCACGTTTTCTGCGGCAGGCTGTAGGGCTCGCATTCGGTCGACTGCATTCTGGATTTCCGCAGCACTACCGCCGACGGCGCCGATCAAACCTGTACCGAATGCCTCGATTAGTTCATCCGTGGCGATCTGGAGTTTCTTCATTCCACCAGCTGCAGTATTCGCCGCCGCCTCGGACTGGCCCTGGAATGTGCTGGTGAGTTGCTCGTTAATGGCGTTCATGTCGCCCGACTTCAACGTGGTGGCGTCAATGCCTGCCCCAAGTTTGCCGAGCGCTCCCGTGTTGCCGTCGTAGGCCTTGCCCAGGGCGTTAGAGACCGACTCAAGGCTCTTGCCTGTGCCGACTGAAACGTCGAGGGCGATTTGCAGGGCCGATTGGGCTTCCTCAACGGATCCGGTCGACCTTACGAGGCGATCAAAAGCCGGGCGTAGTTCCGAATCGGTCACAGCCGCTGTGTACTGGAGGTCGTCAATAAATTTGTTTACCTGCTCGGATTGGCGACCAAATCCGAGATTGTCCAGGGTCGTGCTGAGTTTTGTTAGCTCGGCCTCCTCAGCCATCGCCGCCTGGACGCCTTCGACACCAATCGCCACAGCAAATCCAGCGGCGGCAGCGGTAGCGCCAATTAGCGCGGGGCCGACCAGGCTATTTAGGGACTTACCGAAAATCGAGAATGAGTCGTCGGCAGACTTAAGTCCCTTGCGTAGCTTGTCTACGTCAGCCGCTAGATAGACGGTTAGAGTCTTGCCCACGGCCATTACAGATACCTCCACTTAAGCACGATCTGGTCGACTGCTTTGCCCCATTCTGCCAGGGCGCCCCCCTGGTACTCGCGGACATTCTCCATCCAGTTAGTACCCTGACCGAAAGCCTCAGGGGCGCGTTTCTGAGCTCCTGCCCGGCCCCGGTCGCCCTTGTCAGTCAAGTATCTGACCATGGTTGGGGATGCGCCTCCAGAGAATTTCTTACGCTGCCCGCCAATGTTTACAGCTGGGACCCGGTCTTTCTTGACCTTGACCGAATCCGCAATGACCTGCCCCCATGGCCCTGCATAATTTAGGGCTGCGGTTCGCCAAGCGGGCGCCATGTGCTTGTCGGCGACGGCTTGGGAGGCCTGGCGTAGTTCCGCGGATGCTTCTTTGGGCAGGTTGCGGAAGGCGCGGAGGACGTCGTCTAGGCCCTCGACGTAGGTGTCAAAGGTCTTTAGAGCCATTGAGCACCTCCACTATCGTCGCGAGCTGCCTAGGATCGTAGGCGGCCACTTCCTCGATGGGCCTACCGATCCTGACCGCTACCTGGGTTATGAATCTCCGGACTGATCCGGCTGGGTAGGGTCCGGCGTCTCGGCATCCTCTGCCCAGACTTCCTTATCCTTTGCCCATGTCTTGACCTGTGCCAGATTTACAGGCGATTCCCCGGTCGAGTGAATGTAGGCGCAGATTAAGCGGATACCCATGGTGCCCGGCTTGCGCTTTGCCTTGTCGTAAAGCTCCTCAGCTTCCATAAGATCGGCTGAGCAGATCGCATAGGTGACGGCCTGGGGGCTGTCTGACGTTGTTACGGTGATGCTTGGATACATGGCGTTTCCCCGTTCACTAGGTGGTTATGCGAAGGTTACAGTCCCCTGCATCGAAACGGTGCAAGTGGCGATTCCCGCCGCGTCGAAAGTGACATCACACGAGTCGATGTACATGGCCGCGCCAGTCCAGACGCCCGTGGCCGACTCGACCGTTACGGCGACAGCTGCGGGGGTAGCGATAGCGACCTGCAGCGCGTCGTAGATTCCGGCGTTCTCGTCGTACAGGAAATCGAGCGAGATAGTGGAGTTGAGGTCGGTCTGGTTAAACGCGACATCCGAAAGGGTCTTAGTGCGGATAATCGTGGGGGTAGTGGTGATCGTTCCGGTCGTAATCTGCTCTTCGTACTGAGCGGCGCCAACCTCGACGGTGAACGCGGCACCAGCCACGGAAACAACTGCCATTTTCTTACTCCTTCATAGAGACGGAGACGTTAATCTCCGTGGTGTAGACGGTGCCTTGCGCTCCCACATCATTTAGCTGCGGGGGGTTTACTACATCCCAGGAGAATCCTGCTGGGATGAGCGGGAGGAGGAGGTCGATTGCGTTCTCGACGTCCAGGGTTGCGGCCTCATTGTTTCGAGGGCTGATAACGATTAGGACACGCCACCGCACACGGTAGCCGAGGGCTGTGCCTCGCTCGTGCGTGATCCAGGGGGAATCCGGCACGATGACGACGGCCGGGGGCCGAGGTACGGCCGGAACTGTCGTATAGACCTGGAGGCCCTGCCCGGTAAATGCCGCGACAAGGGCCTCTCTGGCTTCGGTGACTAGGGCTGTCATCCGATCATGCCTTTAACGTCCATGTACGGCCCGAGTAGAGCCATGACGCGGCGAGTCATCCAGACAGATAGGCGGTAAGGCCCCGGGCTGAAGTCTGTAGCTACGGCCTGACCACCTGCGGCGGTACGTGCCTGATAAATCTCGACCGCCACGGATAGAGCGGCTTCCTTGCAGGCTGGAGGCTCGAGTTCGTAAGCCCCGTCCGTGAGTAGGGACGCGACGATATCGTCGGCCGCAGCTGCGACCTGATCGTAAGGCTCCTCCGGCGGGTCATAGTCGAGGTCTAGCGCTGCCGCTAGTTCCTCACCCGTCACGAGTGCCATATCGTCGCGTCCCTTTTCTCAGCGGTTCTAGTTATGCAACAACTTCGAGGCCGATGATGCCGGCGCCCGAGATGATCTGCGAAGCCCCGTAGCCATAAATCGCTACGTCCCTACCAACCAAGGCCGGGTTCCCGACCCTCGCCAACCTGGGGCCGTCTTAGAAGCACTT